TTTCTTTTTTGTTTACGAGCAATCTCTTTATCAGATTCTAAACCTGTATTCCACAATTTAGTATTGTGTTCAGATACAGGGTCTTTTTGATTGAGTGTTGTAAGAGAGTTTTCTATATACCATTGTCCTGTTGGGCCTTGAAATGCATGATTCCAAACTTTTGCCCATGGTAGGTCTTCATTCTGACAAGCAGGAAGAAAACGAATGACTGCATAACCATTGCCAGACTTATCTAACTCTGGTTTCCACAATCTTTCATCTACATAGGATTTTTTCTCTTGTGTGTCGGATTCACCTTTTGCTGCGTCTAACAGTTTATTAAGTGAATTACTTGATTTTAGACTATCTAATGTCATATTATATCTCCGTATGTTATCGTATGTTTATTTTTATGTATTTTACAATACATAGTTATTTATAATACTAGGTTGCACAAACTTTGTCAAGGGTCTCATATGAAATACTTTTAACATTTTTGCATACTAATGGACTTGCTTCAGAATCTACAACCCAATGAAATTGTGTATCTGGGAAGTCTTTAAATGTCTGTATTAATTGTGTTATCCAATTATCAGTATTAAATCCTTTAGAATCTTCTGATAAGTAATTATCTGTTCCTTTATAAATGTTATTGATAGGTTCATCATACTCACTTAGGTCAAATCCTAACATATAAACATCTTTATTACCATTTTGACAAGCTAGATACATGGCTGTTGCACCTGCACACCACTCTCTAGGATAGTCTATGTATCTAACTCTGTCATGTTCTTCTAACCAAGTGATGTAAAGTCCTGCATCCTTATAACATTTTCTTTTAACATCTTCTTTATCTAAATGTGGAAATTGACTAATCATTTCTTGATAAGTATTTTCTGCAGTTTGTAAATCCTTTCCTTGAACTACGCATGTTGTCCTATCATACCATCCATAACCACCTCCTTCATTTCTTTTTGGTGTCTCAAAAATATATTCTGGTGGATAGTTTACTTTCATAAACTCTGGGTCAAACCCTTCTAGTGTTGCCCAATCTGCAAAATAACATTCGTTATTATATGCATAACCAGATTTATATATTTCTTGTTGCATAGCATAATCTATTGCAACTAAATTATCTACTTTACAATCTCTATATGCTGCATTACAACCCCATGTAATAAATCCTGTGTAAGACTTGGTTGTATCCCAAGACTTTCTAGATTCACCGTTTCCATAAATTAGAGCAGTCATGATGTTAATTGTTTTATATTAGTTACTTTTTCACCAACAAATCTAATCTTAATATCTTCTTTTGCCTCTTTTAAAGTTAAATACTTAGATGCATATAAAAAAGTTTTCTTACCATTTATTGTTACTGAATATTTTGTGTATTGTGATTCAAAGTCTACCATAATTTACCTCCTCAATCCACTTGTTTAAATTTTTCATTGTTACAAATTCTAAATTGTCTATACCACTAAAATTACTTTTATGTTCTTGTGGTGATACCCAATAAAATTTTACCTGTTTAAACTGTCTCATAACAGTTTTCATTTGATTCTGCCATGTAGTAGAATCAAAACCATTTCTATAATCCTCTAATTGATACACATTACTGTAAGGTTTGTTTTCTGTTGATAAATCAAATCCTAACATGTAAACATTCTTTGCTCCTTGTGTACATGCAAGATATATTGCTGTATTACCAGAACTTTTACCTTTAAATTCTTTTATATTTTTTACTTTGTCTTTACTATCTAACCATGTAATATAAAGACCTGTATTTCTCATACATTTATGTCTTAACTGTTTATCTTCATCTTCACTCATTTTGGTCGTTAGTAAATTATTATATTTTTGTACTGCAGTTTTAGGATTTTTACCTTGTACCACACATCTTGTTCTACTACCTTTATCTGTTTCAAAAATTTCATCTTCAATAAAACCTAGTTTTAATAATTCAAGATGCCTACTACCAAATACAGGTTTATCAGTAAACTCTTTTGGTAATATATTCCAATCTAAAAACCAACATGTATTTTCTTTTGCATAACCACTTTTGTATATCTCTTGTTGTGCAAGATAATCAACTGCAACAAGATTATCTACTTTAGTTTCATGATGTATTTTATTACAACCCCAAGTGATTATGTTTTTAAACTGTCTAGTGACATCAAACTCTAATCTAGATTTACCATTTCCATATACTAATACATTATGCATAGTTATTTTTTAAATCTTCATAAGTCATAAACTCTTTACCATTTTTAGTTTGATAATTATGTAATTTAAGTTTTGCCTCAAGTCTCATACAGATAAATCTTCTAGGATGAACTGAACAATATCTAGATGTTATGTAATGCCAACTGACTGGTGTATTTGGAAACAGTACAATTTTGTTTGCACCATATTCAAATAATTTTTCTTTTTTTGTTACAGGGTTATGTAATGTTAAATTACCACCCTTACCATATTCCTCATCCTCATGTTGAAAATACCATAAACCTGTAACTAATTTATTACCATTATCAATATGCAAGTTTCTCATGGCATATGCTCTTCTAGCTGGATTCTCTGAAAATAAATTTGAACATTTACCTGTAAGTTTTTCGTAATCAAGTTTAGGATAGAACTGTTCAAATACCTCTTGACTTCTAGACAATATACCTAAACTGATATCATTCAGTATAGTATTAATCTTATCATCCTCTACTATTATATTTGACCTATTTTTACATTTGTTCCATTTCTTTTTAGAATCATCATCATCCCATACACTTTTTACATGTTCGTAAAACTCTTTTGGTAAAGAACCAGTAAAGTGGGGCCAAGGTGTTTTGTAATATTTTAACATGCCATTAATTCTCTTAGTGTAAATTTAAAGTTTGTTACATCAAATTTTAAAAAACATTTATAATCATTTATAAGTTTATAAACATCATTCCATACATAATCATCTTTTAATTTTGTATTCCATGTTTTACTGTAGTTTAAAATACTGTCTAATATAACCATAGTTTCTAGTGATACTCTTTTACCTAGATATTCTTTTAGTAGTTTGGGATGTTGATTTTCTGATACTGCAATCATTTTAGAATCCATGATAGGTTCTACCTCTGATTTAAAAGTGTAAGTTAAACTTTGTATTTTCTTTTGCCATTCTATATAATTATCTTCATGAAACTTACCAACCCAACCTTTTGGATAAACTAAAAAGTTAGCAAGTAAGTAGTCTTGTATATCATCTTTACTTTTATATTTACGAGTTAATTTAACAAAAAAAATTCTATCATTCCTTTTATAGAATGAATCTCTTGACACTTTGGATTTACCACCATATTTAATAAAGTCATAATCACCTTTGTCAAAATGTGCTTTCATGGCACAATACATTAAGTACGCATCTATTGGTTGCATTATAAAGGTAGCTTAGCAGATTTAGGTAAGTAGTTTAAATCTCTAGCATTTGCTTCTATTTTTTCTTTTAAACTTTTTGTTATTAGTTTTGCGACAGTTACAGGTTCTATACCCATTTGTTCACAATAGATAGATATTGCATCAAGATGTGAACATCTTTTGTCAAATGCAATCTTTTCTATTTCTAATGAAAATGTTTTTGGTGTATGAACTGTGTTGTCTGACATTAAACACAACCTGTTGGTTTTGGTAGACCACCATACTTTGCAATCTTTTTCATAGGGCCTGATTTAAAGACTTCGTAAAGTTTACTTGCCTTTCTATCCATTCCAAACTCTTTTGCAAAGTTACGAACAGCAGGAACTGTGCCTGTTGCATTATACATTTCTCTTGCTTTGTCTATGTAAGTTTTGATTTCATCTGTGATGACAAAATCATCTTCTTGTGCCATTTGTTGCATGACTTCCTCTGACCAGTCATTTGTATTGACCAAGAAGCCATCACCATCTCTGTTTAGGTCCATAATATACTCCAATTATAAATTAAAATGCTGCGGAACTTCCACAACCACATGTTGATTTCGCATTAGGGTTACTAATAGTAAACATAGAACCTTGTAATGGGTCATTTACATAGTCTATTATTGCACCATGAAAATATGCACCACTCATTGGGTCTATTAAAAGTTTTGTACCATTTGTTTCAAACACATGGTCATCTTCTTTTTGTTCATCTAAAGTGAACCCATATTGGAAACCTGAACATCCGCCACCTTGTATAAAACAACGAACATTCAAACCTTCTTCTTCATTTGCCAATATCACTTTTGCTTGATTGGCCGCACTCTCTGTCCAAGTTACTTGCATGTCTTGTACCACTCATTTACAGTTTCTTTTAGTAATGGTATATATTCCTTTTTATCTTTTATAAACTCCTGTACTATACCATCCTCTGTTACAACTAAAATTACTATTTGATTGATTGGTTGACCAGTCAATTCTTCAAACATTTCAGCATATGCTGTAGTCTGAATATAATAATTCTCATTGTAAGAATCTTTTCTTTCTTTAGTAGATGTTTTAAAATCTACGATTGAAAGTTGGTGTTGATAGTTTGCTATCAAATC